AATTTCCTTTGATTGAAATTAACAATTTATCATATGAATAAAGAATACTTTTGTATTCCCTTATACAGATTTAGAATTGTTAATATTATGCACCCGATGGAACGTAGGCAGGAATCATAATTCCACCATCCCTATCGTCATCGTCATCATCATCGTCCCAAGGAAGATCACCGAGCATGACGAAACTAACAAGGAATAACGTTATGACAGGCATAAACGGAAATAACAATGTATGCACCCATGTCTGGTAATCTGCTTCTAACATTTAGAACATTCCGAAGAACATATGCCCTGTAGTAAGATCAGAGATTGCTGCTGCAAACAGACCAACCATTGCTGCTCTACCATTCCAAGTCTCTGCCCAGATCTTTTGGGGTTCTACTCTGCTGTTCTTCTCGAACAGATTATCGACAGATTTCTGCTTTAAAGATTTAGTAGTCATTAGATAAAAGTTGTTGTAAGTGTGCTTGTTCCTAGTGCCACCAAAAAGATGTAAGGCACAACTTTAAGCGGTACAGGATATCTTGTCATTAGAAAATGCCAGGAATGATTTGACCTGTTGTTGCGTATGCACCGACTGCTGCTACGAAACCAAGCATTGCTGCCCAACCGTTAAACTTTTCTGCTTCTGGAGTCATGATAGTGTTCCTATTGTGTGTTGATTGTGTGTATAAAATATTTTCGATGATAGACATGGTTAGAAACCAAGTAGACCAAAGAAAAAGAAACTTCCACTGGAAACGTACGAAATAAATCCTGTTACGATTCCTAGCATTGCCAAACGACCATTGAGTTTTTCTGCATTCTGAGGGTATCCCTCGTAGTTTTCGACATAGGTCATACGAGGTTCTGATGCGAACATGTTTTGTCTGCCACCAGATTCAGTAGTTACGGTCATTTGTTTACTATTGTGAAGAACTGTTACAATTATATATAAACTTTTAACATTTGTCAAGAGGTCAGATATATAAGACTTTCTTATTCCAATGATAAAGGGGTCTACTATTTCTAGTAAACCCCTTCTTACGACAAGACTTATGGCATCGGTCTCGCTGAAAACCATCTAGTTTAGAGTCTATTGGCAAAGACTAGGAGAATGTAATGACATCCTGACCAACACTATCTAGGTTAATAGTGTCGGCAGCAACTGGTTGGTTATAAAATTCCAATCCAAGAGGTGCATCACCTACAGTAAAGGTGGCAGACTCAGGTTGCTTTACTTGACTAGCAATACTCTTTACACCCTGATAGTGTCGCCACAGTTCAGTTGAAAGATTTGAATCGATGTTATCATCGAGTGCTGCCTTGACAGCCTCTTTAAGTGCATCTTCTGCTTTTTGATAAGCGTTCATAGTTAGTGAGGATCGTAGTACCTGATGAGTGCTCCTGCTAATGCAATGAGCACGATGATAATAATTAGTGCGGTCATGTGGTCTTTATGTAAGCACCTACCTCTGGATCAGGATCAAGCCACTTTGTATATTCAAAGTCTTCGATCACATAATCCAGTTGGATGCTATTGTCTAGGAGATACATGTCTTTGTATCTTTTAGTCCAGTCATTGTATTTCTGAATGCGATAATCAGGATGCCCATTGTCGAGCATCCCAACTTTCACATAGCGATAAGGATATCGCTCAAGGATAGTCTCAAGTTTAGTCATAATAAAAAAGGTCACTTTCAAGTTTAGATAGGAGGATATCATAATCCTCATCTACATCACCATAGAAATCGACTCCTTTCTCCTCATAGAATTTCACTACTTGATTATAAATGATAGGATACTCGGTGTCAAGTACGATATGTCTGTCTACTGCTCCATAAAGGATTTCTAGACAAGACTCGAACTTCTGTGCTGTAGTCATATGTTTTACCTTTGGTGAACCAATCCCTTTTTAAAGGGAACGGGTCAGGCAGGACTCGAACCTGCGACCGACTGCTTAGAAGGCAGTTGCTCTATCCAACTGAGCTACTGACCCAGTTGTTTCCAGTTCATTCTCTTGTTCGAGCTCAGCAAACTCATGCAAGTGATCAATCATGAGATCAATCATCGCATCTTCGATGTCGTTGAAATCTTCGTCCATTGGAGAACTCCCTTGAAACCTCTGTAGTATACGCAGTTCTTACCTAGTTGTCAAGGGTTAAAATAGTCTTTACGCATGTACCTACCAAGTATGTTCGAGTTGTAAAATGCAGGGGTTCCATCGATTGTTGCCTCCGTAAGTACATTGTGTTTGAATAGTTGTCGGGTCTCTTCATAATTGCATTGACCCTTCGTTGTATGTAGGCTTATTATCTCTCTTTTGAATTGTAGTTTACCGAACAATTTCAAATCTTCTTTTAATTCTGGACAAGAACCATAGTATTTTTTCCAGTCTGATTCTTGTTTTACTCTTCGTTTCTTCCCTGGTGGTTTTCTAAAACTCCAAAAATACTTTCTCCCAATGTATTGTCGTTTGTTCTTGAGATTGGTAATGACATAAACAAAACCAAAGTACTCCCCAACATCGTCACTATTAAAAGTTCGTTCCATGTAAGTCCAAGGATTTTCATAATCAATCGCAGATTCCGTCTTCGTCGTTGATGTCACGATAAGTAGTGTGCTTGTCAGTATCACTACTTATACGATATGCTGTAGTGTCTGAATATACTTCAGACTTTAACTCTGCCACAGCGATTTCTAAATCATGTATTAGAGTCTTAAGGTTTTTCTTTTTCATGAATAGTATTCTTGTAGTATTTGTAGAACCCTATTGATCATGTAGTGAGAACCATCCATCCATTCGTCGGACGCTCCCTCATAATGTCCGTTATAGAGTTCCATTTTTAATCTGTATATCCTCGATTCGATATCGATCTTTCGCATTTGACCTCTACCTGACGGAGGATATAATCCCTTCAGTTCTTCTTCAGACATTCCTGTAGTTCCTTCCAATCGTTGTCAAAGAGTTCTAATCCTTTATCTGTCAATAGATGCCTATACATCTTATGGAAGATTGTAATAGGAATAGTACAGATGTCAGCACCCACTCTAAATGCAGAGGATACTTGATACACCTCTCTGATAGATGCTGCAAGGACTTGAGTATTAGTATTGTGTGTTGCAAATACATCTGCAATCTCTTCAATGACTCCAATGCCATCAAAAGATTGATCAAATACTCTTCCCACAAATGGTGAAACATATGTTGCTCCTGCTTTGGCAGCTAGAATTGCCTGTGCTGTATCAAATACAAGAGTTACATTTACGTTAATCTCATCAGAAGATAAACGTTTACATGCTTTTAATCCTTCAAAGGTGCATGGAACTTTGATTGTAATATTCGGTCCGATATCAATGTAATCTTCTGCCATCTGTAACATTTCTTCAGCAGTATCACCTACCACTTCAGCAGATACAGAAGAATTCCAAGGAAAGATTTGTGAGATCTCCTTGATTACATCACGAGGATCATTACCTGCCTTCAACATCAATGAAGGGTTAGTAGTTACTCCGTCGATTAATCCTGTGTCAAACGCTTGTAAGATTAACTCAGGATCAGAGCAGTCCAGAAAAATTTTCATGACTCTCCAGTTATAGTTAAGCTTATTTAGTATAACAAAAAAACCCCCAGTCGTCAAAGACTAGGGGTTTTGTGTTGATACTAGGATTTTATCTTCCAGTGTTTATTACCAAAATGAATTTTTAAATCAACCCACTTGGCATAATGCACTCCACGATATGTCAAGAATGCAAAAATTCTGTCAGGATCGTGTAACTCAGGATCAAAATCTGGAAGATTGTGTTCCCAATCTAACCTGATCCTTAACATTTTTAATCTCCTAAACGATTAAGACTTAGAAGCAAACTTACGCTCTACCTTGATCCCACGATACATGAGTTCATGATTGCGTGACTGTTCTCTCTCAGAAAGAACCTTTGCTTTGTAGCCTTCAGCGTCGTACTTAACGCCACGATATGTGATGATAGTCATCGTTTTTTCTCCTAAAGTAGTTGGATTTTTAGCCCCGTTCCTTTAGTCGTTTGCGTCCCAATCACACGTTAGTCCTAATGACTCCGTTAGGTGAACTGAATATATCTCAATGATCTCTTCCCTTTGAACAGGTGTAAGATCTTCGTGATCCCTGACTCTTTGTATCCTTTCAGATACATCGGCACAGGTCATACCAGTTGCTAGTAGTAGTCCAACTAAGTGTATCATGAGATGAACGCTCCGTTCCGCGACTTACTTGCGTCCCCGAAGGGATGAACGTAATCGATAGGTTTCCCTATACCTATATTTATATCATGGATTCCTAACAAATGTAGTTCACCGCGATACATTTTTATCATTCCCTAATTTTTTAGATGGTCTATCAGACCTAGGATCAGTGATCAGGTATCTACAATACTCATTACCATGATCATAAAAGTGGTCAGACATATCAACTGGAATATTAGCATTCCTTTTACCGTCCACTATTCTCTTTGCTTTTCCCATGATGTTCTCTCATATCATTATGAAGCCTATTTAGTGCTTCCTTTCTTGCAGCAGACCAAACCATATCGGTCACGTCAGGACCGATATCATTTGCTTCATTAGTAGCAGCTTCGTACAACTCTCGTTGCTGATCAAAGGCTGAACCCTGCGAAAGTATCTGCTTGAACGTCTTGTTTGATTCCTCCGACGACATAACTTTCAATCTCCGTTTCTTGTGGTGCGTTTTGTTGTCCTTTTGAATTCAACC